CCTTACATCAATTATTCTTATTATAGCGATGTCATTAGACAGTAAAAATTGCCTGACTGCATAGCTATTCAATTGTAAAGCAATCCGGCTAACTACATCAAAAGCCGTCAATTCTGACAAATCATTAGGGTCTTCACTAACTTCTGCGCTCACCTGATAAACGCTTTCGGTGATAATGCTTTCCGTATGATCAAAATTGTCATCGGTTGGATTGTAATCATCTTTTCTTGATTGCCATCCATACCGTTTAGAACTTATCCGGTGGCAGTATAAAGCAGGCTGTGAAATAGCGCCTTCCTGTCTTGGCTGAACTGCCCTGGCAAAAATAACATTGCTGGCATCTAATCCAGAGTTAACAATTGCACTATCGAGCATCGCTGTCAATATCACCCACACATCATTGTCGGTCATTGGGTATCTCCACCAATAAAACGCCGGTCCATCCATCAACAGGAACCCAGCCGCCTTCCGTTTCTGCCTTAAGCGTCAGACCCTTATAAAGAATGCGATCACCTGATTCATTTCTTGCCAGGCCAGAAACGTCTGCAGAAGTGAAAATCATGTAATACACTTTTTTATAATCCAGGCCCATTTTTTCAAAAATGTTTCTTGGCACTGCTTGAAAGCTTCCGCAAATTGGTGATGGTGGATCATAAGTGTCAACCCACTGACCCTTTGCATTTCTTTCACGCGAACGCCAACGCAATATTTCACCGCCTTGGCTTGGAATTATTGTGCTTGCTTGATTGAATAGGTTATTAAGAATCATGACTCGACCTGATGCGTTACGGACTGCAGCAATAGGCCAGTTTCGACTAAAGGCTTGCCAAGTGATCCAGTTCCGCCACCCGATGCCAATTTGCTGGCCTTTGCTCTTATTGTTGATTGCTTCAATGGAGGCGTTGAAATTTGCGTTATTTTTTCAGCGATATCGCCTTCAATAATAAAGCCAAGTTTGTCGAGTGCTTCTGCCATGTCTGCAGAGCCGACCATCACTGGCCTGAAAATAGACTTGGCAGCTTTTGCCCATGCGTCTGCTTTTTCAGTTGCCGTTGTACGCATAAAAGAACGAGGCGGAATGTTATTTCTTGTTGATCCAAATTCTTGAATTGCCGCAACATAGGCGACCGGCGTTCCGTCTGCGTATCGTGTGTTGAAAAATCCGACTTTGACATTTGGTTCTTGAGATAAAAACCTTTTGAGCTTTTGATATTTGCCGTCTTTTTTTCTCTTAAAACGAGCCATTAGCGACCACCAAAGCCGCCGCCAATTCTTCTAAAGCCGGTGCGTTCAGGTAGTCCGCCAATATAAAAACCGCCTGTTGCCTTAGCAGCAAGCAAAGCAAGTGCTGTTTGCCCGAAAGGCGTTTGTGACAGCCACCAACTGAATTTTGATTTGTCAGCGCCAGGAGGTATTTGGACCGTCACCGATATTTTGTCGATGCTTGCCGAGCTTATCACTCCGGCCTGGGCTTCTTTGTCATTACTAGCGCAGCCATTGGCAGCGTTTTCAAGCTGCATCACATGGGCTGTGACATATAGCAAAGCATTCTCACGACATTTACCACGAAGGCAGCCATAATCACGGTCGGATAAAAAACACGTTGCTATATCCCATCTCATTTGGATGTAATCATTTGTGTATGGATTGCCGCAACCAAACGCCGGAAACATGCTCCGGAATTTGGCTGGGTCAAGTGTAATGACGCTCAAGGATTAAACCTCAACGTCATCGCCAGTTTTCGGAGCTTTACCACCGGCAAAGTCACCTTCAACCAACGGAGCAGAACCGTCACGCTGACTTAAATCAGAAGATGCCTTTTCGGTATCGCCAGGATTCTTTTTGAGAATCCTAACAAATCCGCGCTTTTCGTGGCGTTTAAAAGCTGCATTTTCTTCTAAAAGCTTCGCCTGTTCCTCGGTGATAGCAGTGGCCACTCCCTTTGGGGTAATGATGTTTTTATTAGCAACACCATGACCGCCTTTCACAATCACCACTTTATCTGCGCGAGGAATCGACTTACCATCATCGTCTTTTTTAAAAAACAATGTATAGGCTTGATCGCTCGTTAAGGTTGAAACAACATAAGACTTTGCCATTGGAATTACCCTCCGTTATAGGCCAGTTTGACGATATACAGCCCAAGGACGCTTACAAAGCGAACCTGCTGTGGCGTTTGAGTAGTCTTCAACATAAGACTTTGCGCGTTGCTCAACACCAAGCGACTGAAATTTCGTTGGAACAACTTGTACAAAAGTTCGACGGTCATCAGTCGAATAATCGCTTTCAGTTGATTCTGCATAATAGTATGCAACATTATCACCACCATTTGCTTCGTTCAACTCTGGAGCTGATTCGACGCGAAGGTTTGGATAATTTTTATCGATCCATTCTTGAACGCTGTTTCCAAAATCAGAAGTCACGGTCAAATAATCAACGACATCAGAAGCGACTGCCATTGTGATTTGGTCTTTCTTCGGATCGATACGATCATCAGACTGATTTCTCAAGCCTTGCAATGCCGTTCTAATGTCTGCAGTGATTTGAAGATATGTCGCAGTTGCCCAATCGCCGGTCGGAGCATTGACATAAGCCAAAAGCTGAGGATCATTCAAAAATCCATAAGTTCGATTTAAGCCGTTATTGAAACCAAAAAAGCCAACCTTGTTTCGTTGAATTTCTAAAGCTTCCGAAGCGGCGTTTCGCTTGCTTGATGAACTGTCGATTTTAACTGCAGCCGAACGAGCTTCTTCAAGTCTACCGACGCGCATGCCTTCCTCAAAGCGTACAATTGTACGACGCTCAAAGTTGGTGTTCCAACTAGACAAAGGAATGTTTGTCTCGTCGCCATAAGGCTGAGAGTTGCCAGTGTATTCCAAAACACCCTGAACAATTTCTTCATCTTCCCAGCGGCCCTGAGTTGCTATGCCGATCAGCTCATCAATGCGGCGTGGTGCTGTAACGACATGTACAAAGCCTGGCAGCCATTCCTGCAAAAACTGAACAGGGGTTGCAATGCTTGCCGATGTCAAAGGAGCAACAAGACCGGCATCCATACCAACGCCGTGGAATCTTGCCATATCAGCAAAATCACTTTGATCGATTGCAATACCCATGGCAGAAAGACCAGAAAGCGTTTGCATTGATACGGCTGACTTATTTAATTTCAGAGCAGCGACATCACGGCCTGATTTATAAAATGTTTCGTTTTTACCTTTCATTTCAGGCTCCTATGCTTCTTCTGCAGCATTTACTGCTTGATTGTGTGTAAGCTCGATAATTGCCAAGCCTGATTCATCCAAATCACAGCGGACAACTTGAGCGCCAAGAATTTGAGTCTGGCCAGCGCCCAAGTTAGCGCTCGGTGAAATTGCTGAAAGTCTGCCTTCTGAATCATAGACAACCGAATCACCAATTTCAGCTGATGTTTCAAGCGCAACAAAGATTTGACCCATTGTTGCAAAATCAGCGCCAACGTCGTTTGGCAATGCAATACTTGGATTTAATGTCCCAACCGCGTCACCGCGCAAGGCGTGTTGCTTAGGGCAAACCATGATGCCAGCAAAAACTCCGTTTCCGCCTGCTTGAACAGTTTGATCATCAGTAATTGTTGTAAAAGCCCGGCCAAACTCATTGTTTGCAGGGTCTTCTGAAACCACGTTATAGCGAAAAGCTCGCTGCGGTCCATCAAAGGCAAATTCGCCGACGATGCCAGAGGCTTGATCTTCGCGTACAGATTGTTGGAAAGTCATCGGTAATCCCCTTATTTTCCGTTGATGTAATCGCTAACGCCGTCAGATTCATCTGAATCAGAAGCAGTGTGAACGGTGAACTGTTGAGCAGGATTTGCTTGCAAGTAAGCGTCTAAAGCGACAAGCTCGTTTCCGCTATCGCATGCAATGCTTAATTTTTTGACGCCATATTTGGCGACAGAATTTGCGTCAACCATATCAGAATGATCGAAAGTTCCAACAACGCGAGATAAACGACCAGCAAGCGCATCACGCTCCTTGATTGTCTTGACGACTGATTCAGTCGAAGGCGCAGAATCCATGGCTGACTTTAAGTCAGATTTCAAAGTTGCGTTTTCAGATTCTAAAGACTTCAAACGACCAATAACGCTGGCCATAGAGTCTTCACCCTTGCCATCTTCATCAGCACATTTTTCATCAGCTTCGGCTTTTTCGTCCTCGGCTTTTTTCTTTTCAGAATCTTCTTCTTCGGCGTCTTTAGCTTTGCCTTTTTTCATTTCAGCCATGTCTTTCATGCAGGCGTCCATGGTTTTTGACATATCGCCGACCATTTCATATAAGGCTTCGAGCGATTTCTCGTCTTCACCTGTTTTCTTTTCTGCGTCTGCCATTGCAAACTCCTTACTGTCAATTGAGAAAGTTAACTTTTCTTGTGCATCGAGAACAGCAACGTCTTTACCCATTCGACCATTGTCAACAGATGCAACGTGATTACCTCGTATTTGCCTTTGTACCACTTGATATGGTGTTCCGTCAAATTCTCCGTCCTCAAGTGTATATTTGCAACGATAGCCGCAAGACAAATCTGCCTTGCCATCGTCGATCATTTCACCAAGGGAGTCAGAAAAAAGCTTTATATTTCCGCGCAAATAAGGGTATTCAAAATAAACGTCTTCACCAATTACGCCTTCAACGCCTTTGCTTTCTGCAGCATTGCCAAAGCTTTCACCAAGCATTGTGTGCTCATCAATCCAAGGAACCAACCTAAATGATTCGATGCATTCTTGTGAACTTAGCTCATCAGCAGGACGAAGCACGTTATAAAATTTATCAGGATCAAGGCCAGGCAGATCAATCGACCGACCCAAATAAGGAAAAACGCCAACTTTTGAAAGTGGATTGCCTTTTATTTCTGGCCATCCGTTAATGTCTTCAACTCTTGCAGTCATTAAACTTGTTCTCCATCATCAAATTCTATCACAGGCTTCATTCTGCATTTGCAATTTATTGCTTGGCCTGGGATGCCGCGTTCACCTGTTTTTTCATCAATTATTGGCAGATCATCAAATGAAAATATACCACCGTTTAAGCCATTAGGCCACCGCGCCTTGTGGTTCTGCCTGGGGTCCCTACCGCCACCTGAATGAATCCACTCAAACTTTTTGATTCCTATGGATTCCATTCTTGCTTTATTGATTGAATTATATGCTTTACGTGTCTGATCTAAAGCGATGTTTTTGCTGCGATTTTTAGCAATTCGCGCTTGATCTTTCAGCGCATATTCAATTGAAGGAATTAAATCTTGCAAGCCGCCGCCGGTCATTATTGAGCGATCAACAGCGCCAATTATTTGATTTGAATATTGTTCTTGAATTGAAGTGATCAGTTTCACGTTTGCATTAAATGATGATTTGACCACCTCTTTGACATCTTTTGTGACTTGCCCTGCATTGATGGCTAATCCGCCTGAAAGCTCTTTCAGCGAAACCGACAAGGCTGTCGCGCTCGACTTATCAATTCCAGCAAGCATCAATTTCGATATGTCCTTTCCTTCACTTTTGAAAATTGTTTCCCATTTTTTATTCAATTTATCTGTTATTTTTTTTGACTGCGATGAAATGCTTGCATCCATTGCAACCGAATCTTCGACAAAATATTCTTTGCTAGACTCCGAGGTGTAAAGCTGTCGCATTTCCATAGCATAATCAGCGGCCATTCTGTTTATAAGTTTGTTAACTTCCCTTGTATAACTTATTGCAGCCGGTGCGCTATATTCTAAAGTCGAGCCGCGAGAAACGCCGTCAGGCTTGAACTTTTCGGCCCATGCCTTTCGCTTTTTTGAAAGTGGTATTCCAGAACGTGTCATTAATCTTTAGTGCTCGACCATTGTTCATTTTCCAGAATTATCGGCTCCATTGAAATGTCTATGTTTCCGATGTTTGCAATATCCGCGTCAGTTGGTGAATATTTTAAGCTAATATGTGGCTGATAATTTGGATAACTAGGAACGCCGCCGATCAGTTTAATATCTTTGTGACGCTGATGAAGGTCATCCGATTCAAGCATTACAACGATGGCTCGATATTCGCCTTCGCCCATTACTTTGATTTCACCTGTTGGTCTGGCCAATAGTGGCTGATAATTCCAATCAGGGTCTTTTATAGCCTCAACCGAATACATCACAGTCACATGGAGCTTGTCAGGACTGATTAAGCCTTCTATTCCTGCCGCAGATGCTGCTCCGTAAAGCTTGCCAGCGTCCCTTGGTCTTGGCCTCACGCTGACATAAGCGTTTTCCATTTGGTCGATAGTAGAAATCCAATCTTCTTGAGAATCAGCTGCTTTGCCTTTTTCGTTTGGATTCAAACCAATTTCATCTTCCTTGACTTCGTTTTCTTCTGGTAAATTTTCGTCAGAAACTTCTAGTCCTGAAAAACCAGAATCGATGTCTTCGGCCAAATTTTGGCGAACGTCAAAGCCATCAATTGCACCGGCTGCAACATAAGCCGAAGCGGTTCTTGATTTGCTTTCTTGCATTTCTGCCATTTCTTTTGCATCAA